AAGATGCTTTGCGTGTTCCGGACCGGCGTTCTGCAAACGCAGAGAAAGTTCTTTATCCTTAGGTCCTATTTCAAACGCATCTTCCCCTTCGAACGAATCATTCTTTGCCCAGGATGACATGGGATCTCGCATTGCTTCAAACGCGGGTTCATATCCGGCGGTCAGTGTTGTTTCAATCTTCATCCTCTATGTTCCTCCTGAAGATGTAGGTCTTGCTTGTTACATCTTCCAACGTTTCAACACAGGCGTTAATTTTCTGCACAAGACTTTGGCACAGTCTGGTCAGCCGAATCACTTCTTCATTCAGCAGTTTATTCTCGTGCTGAAGTTTTTCAACGGTGACCATCAGATAATCCGTCCTGCTTTCAGACTTTTCGTCTTTATCCACATACGGCGTATATTCTACTTCCGGCATGGTTTCTGATCTCCTTCCTTTCTTCTTTCGATCAATATTTGAGGTTGATTTCTTTTCTAACTTTTTAAGTACAATCTGAGAATACAGATCATCAGGAATATATTCTTTTAATTCCTTCAGCACTTCGCTTTGAACCTTAAGAGATTTAAATGCTCTGTGCAATATTGCAATGAGCATTGATACGTTACGATAATTTTCAAACGTTTCTTCTGTGTCGTCTTCTCTATATATCAATGCTGCCAATTTTCTCATTTTAATCAGTTTATAATCTAACGGCTTTTTACTCATCTCCAAGATCGCCCTCCCATACGGTATAATAATCTTCAATATTCGGATGACGACTCAGCCACTCGTTGATCTCCGCATTGTCGGACTCGCCGTCTTTTGTCTTATCTAATATGTGGATGCCTCTTCTGTTCAATTTTTTATTTAAATAAGTTCCTTTTGCTGTGCATAACTCATCTCTGAATTCCCATTCCTTTTTCCAGGAACCATACAGAACAGGTTTTGCATTCATGCCATCCAACAGTTTTCTAAATTGTTTCACACGAGCTTCTGAAATTCCCATGGAACCATCCGGCGCCTTTGCGTCAGAGCCGTCAAAGTTTAATATTCCGTCCACCTGAAAAAAAACTACATTCATGAGACTTCTCCTTCCTTTAACAGTTTGTCTGCTTCTTCCTTTGAAACAAACTCTCCAGTCTGGAAGGTACTCTTTTGCTGAGCGTATTTCTCTTCTTTTGCGAGCCCATTCTCGGTTATATACTTAACTTCTTCAGGAGACATGAGCTCAAACGGCTTTGAATGTATCCGAACGTCCGCGTCTCCGAACATCTTTGCGGAAAATGAATCATACTTTTTCTCCGCATATATTTTTTTTATTTCGTCTACCGCAACACCCGCATTGCGGGCATAGCAGTATGAAACACCTTCCTGTTTGTTCCCATGTCCCATTGTCACCTGATAAAGATATATTGCTTTTACAGCCATAGGTCATTCTCCTTCTGTACCCTTGTTGTGAAGGCTCTTTAACGACAGAGCCACGCCGGAGATGCATCCAAACAAAAGCAGAATTAGCATCCAGCCGGAAACAGGAACAGAGCCAGTCAGCCAAGACATAATACTCTTAAGCATTTTTCTTCTCCTTTTGCATGTCTAAAAAAGTTGTAGCAATCGCTATTGCACTCCAGCAGTCCTTTGTAACGCCATAGAAATAGTCCGGATTCTTTTTAGTTCCCGTTCCACGCTGTTTGTCAAAGGTGGCAAAGCGGTCGATCAGCGCATGTCTGATCATTGTATCGTTTGCCTTCATCGTCTCGCACAGGTACATCTTTTCATCCTTACGGAAGATATACTCCACGGGAACAACCTTCTCCGCTTCCTGAGAAAAGCGGCCGATCCATTCACAGGTAATAAACGTTGTCTGCCCAACGTTCGTCGAATAGCTCATCATTCTCTCGATTACAATCTTGTCCGGCATATAAAGGCGCTTTCGATTCAGATATTCCAACATTATCTGCATCACATTTTTGTTGGGAAGCTTATCAAAATCCAGCAGCGCATAGTCTTTTCCGGAGCTTTCATCGGTCATAACAGCAAATGCGCTGTTTTCATTTCCGGGATCGATTGCAAATATTACCATGGCATTCCCTCCTAATTTGTCCATTCGGCCTGTGAATAGGAACACAACATGGAGCTGTATCTGTCAGGGGGAACAACACATGTGGACAGCTGGAAAATCGGGCAAGATTCTGCTTCTTCCGGAGTCTTTATGCAGAACATACACTGTTCCTGCGCCATGTTTACAAGCTCCTTGGCGCATTCTTTTTCTATTACAACGTTCGTTGTTTCGGTCTTTGACACCGGAACGAATGAAACTTTATAGTCTGTCATCATATTCTTTAAAGTACGAACCTGATTCGGCGGAACTGTATCCAGAAGATCGCAGAACAACTGCATGATTTCATCCAAGCATTTATTTACACGCTCTTCCCCGTTTTCCATCATCTTCCAATGATCCATAAGATTATCTTTAAAATAATTAATTTCGCTCACAAAAGCGGCGAAACGTTTTAATTGATTAAATTCAGAACTCACCAGTCTCTTTTCCATGTCAGTATTCCTTATTTTCAGATTTTTACATCAGTGTGCACTTCAATAAAAAAGAGAGGCTGAGCATAATGCTCAGCCTCATTTTGATTTACCGATCCTTACGAGAGTTCAGCAAGAACTTCGTTCAGTTCTTTTTCGGCAGAATCCAGAGCGGCTTCAGCATCCATGATTGCTTCGCGGTAAGATTCGATCTCAGCGTCAAGTTCCTTGATACGTTCTTCTGCATACGTCATGTCTTTCTCTCCTTCTCTGTCGATACGAGTCACAGGCTCGTCCGGGTATTCTGCCAGATCGGCATTCACAAAATATTCGCCCATACAACCAACTCCTTTAATCAAATAGATTAATCACGCTCTTAAGAGCCTGTATATGAAAACAACAGGACGATTGCTGTTTCATCTTATATTATGCGCCATTTTTTCAAAACGTCAATAAGACGACTTTTCGGCGTAGTGTTGGTTGGCGCGGCAGAATTTACAGACGGCTTGCCGTCTGTGGAAGAACCGCTATCAATGGTACTCAGTATTTCGTCTAGCAGTTTGTCCTTGTCTTTTTCCGAGAGAAATAACGCAGGCTCGTTGTCATAGACAACATTTCCGTATCCAATGTCCCATTCGCCATCTTTGAATACATACTTCCAGTGACAGTCATCGTCACCGCAAAACTCAATCTGGCCACGGTTTACATATGGAACAACACGATTATTCCAGTCTTCAATATCATCATTGTGATATTTTCCGTCGAAACAAAGGTTTAGTTCTTTCTCTCCGTTGTGTAATCCTACATCACAGAATATTGCATAAGCATCTTCAATGATGTCATTCGGCGGGGTACTCTTTAATTCCAGACACCCACCGCCTGTTGCGTAGTATCCCATTTATTCGTCCTCTTCATCTTCTTCGTACTCATAGGAATCATCATATTCGTCTTCATCTTCGTTGTCGTCTTCTTCAAAATGTGAAACATTGTAAACTTTCATATTCTTTGAGTTGTTCGGATTGGCTTTAATATTTACTTTCTCAATCGCGCTCAGCAGACGGTTTACGGAAAGAGGCGAAGCAATGACTGATCCATTGTCCAGAAAGATAGCTGACTTTGCTTTATCAATCCCGGCAGCGTTAATTAATGTTCCTGCCTTTTTCTCCGCTGTAATTGTTTTTCTTGCCTGATAGATATCTGTAGACATGATTGCGACAATTCTTGTAATGCATATCGCCGTGTCAGATTGTCGTGTTCCCGGTCTTTTTACCGCAACTTTTACAAAATTTAAAGGTAACGAGTAACCCATTTAACATCACACTCCATTTCGGGTATAGTTCAAAAATCCAAAGCGGATTCTCTTTGCTACTCCCATAAACGTTGTGCGGCTGAGAAGTTAATCAAAATCTACAAATCCATCATTGAAGAACCCATACTCATCAGAGATCAGTCCTTCCCCGGAGAATCCGGCATAACTTCCATATCTGTCAAAGTGTTCTGTAAATCCAAGCGGGCCTTCCATTGAAAATCCCGCATAATGTCCCATTCTATCATAGTGATTTTGATCAGCCAGCAATCCTTCTGCCGAAAATCCCGCATAGTGACCTGCGGCATCGAAATGCTCTTCTATACCTTCAAATATGCCATCCTGTGTAAATCCAACCAGTCGTCCGGCTTCATCATAATGGTTTGTTACACCATCGATCAGTCCTGGCATGCTAAAATATCTTTCCATTATTTCTCCTTGATTTCTGTCGGGAGTAGTTTTCAGTTAGTTAAGCTGTCCTCAGTATTGAGTACGATTTTACCCAGTATTCTTTTTCGCCTGGGATTTGTGTTCTTTTGCCGCCTTTAAAAACATATCTCGGCGTTCTGTTCCCTTCAATTATTTTAATTAACTGATTAGGAACAACCGGAACCTTTTCTACATCAGCCTTTCTGAAACGAACGTTTCCGGACGCGCCGCTGGAAATGGAATACAGCGTAACTGTTGTTTTCCATTTTGCGTCAACAGCACGTACAAAGTACGTATCGCGGCTGGCATCAGGCTGCGTAGAAAGACAAAGTCCAATATTTTCCTGTTCCGACTGCAGACGTTCCCGGATGGGGAGTTCTTCATCCTGCAGACTGTTTTCAAACTCACGAAGCTTATCAAGCCGTGAAGCAAAGGACTTTGTGGTCTTTGTTAATTTGTTTGGCCCTTCGAAAAATTCGTTATATACCTTCATCAGCTTTCCGCTGCCGCCAAACATATTGAAGTATCCAAGTTCAATCAGAATCTTAATCTGCCGGGCATCCAGACATGTGTTCATTTGAATTGCCCGCAAAACACTTGAGAAGTCTGTCAACAGAATTGTCTGTTCAATTGTCTGAGCCTTCTGTTCCAGATTGTTTTCATTATTCCAGATTGCTTCTCTTCTTCGGTCAAACTCTGCGTTCTTACGGTTTATCTCTTCTTCTGACATTGTCTCCGCAATTTTCTGAGTTGCTTTAACTTCTTCTTTCAGCGCTTTCTCAAGTGCTTTTCCTTCTTTGTTCAGTTTGGCCGGGATATTTGTCGTTCCAATGTATGCATCCAAACGAGAGCTCAAATCGAAAAGATCCTGAGCTACCTGCTTTGACATATACCGGATAGATGACAGGCTCTGACTGATTGTTTTATTGTCTTTGTCAACCAGCCAGTCTCTGTTGTCCTGTCCCCATTTTCCGGGAAGAAGTTTGATGCCTGCATAGCGTTTCATTTCTGCAATTATTGCAGAAATTTTCTCAGTGTTTTTCTTTTCATCGTATAATTTCAACAAGACTTTGTAAAATTCATATGGATAATATGCTTTCAGATACATACCATATAAACAGTCTAAATTCATTGCATATGCGTGACTTAAGTTAAATAAATATGAAGCCGAATTCAAAATAACAGTCCAAACATCCTTTGCTGTCTTTTCTGCAAGTTCTTTTTCGACATGCTCAGTTTCTGTTAAATATTTTACAAACCCCGGTACAAAATCTTCTTTAAACTGTTCAACTTCTTTATGATGCTTTTTCTTAATGTGTTTTATCAGCGCGTTCGTATCTTCTGCCGGAATGCCGGCCGCTTCCGCTAGCTGCATTATTTGTTCATCATAAAGCAAGAATGAAGATTCTCCTGTTACGCCAGTTGCCCCGTCTAGTTTGAGTAATTTATCCATTGCCGGTATGTTATATACGTGAGGAGTTCTTGTAACAAGATAATTAACAAGAGATTTTGCACCCGGTCGAATAGCAGCAATAAAAGCTGCTAATTCAACTGTATTTTTCGGTTTGAACTGCATTACCCGCTGCGTTGTTTTAGGACGTTCAGTTTGATTGCACCCCATAGTAAATCCATCAGCAAGAATATTCCAAACTTTCGGATCATCTTTTGTTTTCTCTACGAGTTCGTCCGCCGTCAACACAGGCTGGCCAATTTCTTTGAATGTGTCGCTGATAATTTTAACAACATCAACTCTAAGCATGTCGCTTTTGCACCATCCAAATTTATCTGCGAAAATTCCATCGATATAAGCCGCGTAAACAGCGTCTTTATTACCGCTTTTAGATTTTACTCGCACGACTCCAATTTCTCTTCGCAAATCTTTGTGGTAAACGATATGTCCGCAAGGATGTGGACTAACAGATGTTACGATACCAAGATACTTCTTTGAATCTTCGATTAAATCAAGATATTTATCTTCTACATAACTGTCAATTTGCACATCATCATTTACATCGTAATCTGGATCATCCTGATTGTTTTCTTTAGCGTATTTTACATCAGCTTCGTAGTTTTGTATTTGCTTTGAAACTTCATTTGATGTTTCAAAATCTAAGTCTCTGGCTCTGGCGAGCATTTTGAAAGCGGATAAAGTTCTGACAGTGCCGAATGCTATCATTGGTAAACAGCCCCATTCACCGAATATCTCTTTGCCTGCTTCTTCGAATGCTTCTACATTTGTTAAATTACTGTCAATGTCTGGCATGGAGCCCGATAAAAGTTTAGCCTTGCTAATAAATCTTGCTGGATACATGCGTACCGGCACGTGAAGTCGATTAATGCTGGTAAATTTCAAACTGTAATTACTCACAAATCCACATGCAGAGCCTCTAGATGTGGTTGTTAATACTCCGCCTTTCTTTTTACCAAGTTCAAGCATATCATGCAAGCCAATAAAGTAATCAGCGCTGTTTGTTTCAACTATTGTATCCATTTCTTTGTGAATTTCAGCTGCTTCTTCTTTTGTTGGCATGCCTGCTTGCTCGATATAACCATTACAAACCATATGTTTGTAAAGTCTATTTCTTTGTTCTTGTGTTAATTCTGGTCTGCTGATGGGGAACTTTCGTTCTCTATCAAATTTTACACCTTCAAATTCCCGCAGGAACAGCGTATTCTCCATCGCCTCTTCTATTCTGGCTTTTACAAACACACCCTGATCCAAGAGCCGCTGATACGCAGTCTCTGCAGTCGGCAAATCAAGGATGAACGAGTCTTCGTCTCCATAATTGATTTTTGCCGACAACAGCAATTCTTTTCGAAGTGCAGCTTCTTCCGGATAAATATAATGGCTGTCCGTTCCAAAGATCAGAGGCCAATGGTATTTCCCATAGAGCCGCAGAACTTTCTGGTTTGTTTCCACCTGAATCGCCTGAGGATGATCCTGAATTTCCAGATAGAAGTTTTCCCTGAAAATTTCATGAAGTGTACACGCATAGTTTTCATACAACTGGTCACGCATGATTCCAGCCACACACGCCGTGGTACAAAGAAAATGTTTGTAGTCCAGCCTTCCCAGAATATCAAAGTCAACTCTGGCTTTTCCATAAAACCCTGTCAGATTTGCTTCAGACAGCGCTTCGTTCAGCTGGTAGAAACCTTCCTGATCTTTTGCTACAAGGATTAAGTGGAAATTCCGGCCATCCTTTTTACCGTCGATTTCCCTAAATCTGTCGGGTACAAAGTAAACTTCTGCGGCCGCCAAAGGTGTAAGGTCATAAGGATCATCCTTATCGTTCCGATACTTTTCTGCGATCTCATACTGTTCCCACACGTTTGATCTGTTGCCGTGCTCCGATATACATAAGACATGGTGGCCTCTCTCCTTGTATGCCTTCGCATAATCCGAAATGAACATGGTCGAATCCGGCTGCGTCAGGCAATTGCTGTAACAGGTATGAACATGATACGGTTCGTATGCAAGCAAAATACATCATCTCCATTTCTTGCTTATTGCAATTCTCTTATAGAGTTAATAGGTTATCCTGCCTGTCTTCTAAGCTCTTCAATCGGGTCTTCCAAGAGTCGCTTGTAAATTCCTGTGAATTCTTTTTCCTTCTCGTCTGCCCAATCCGGAGCAACATTAGCCGTGCGAATCAACAGCGCGAGTCTGGCCATTTGTTTCCATTCTTTTTGAACTGATCCAACGGCTCTCTGCTGTGTGTAATCTCTATATGGCTTCATATATTCAAACCTTTCTAACTTTATACCATGCTTTGCACTGCGGACATTTTCTTTTCCCCGGAACATACAGAGCTCCGCAATTGTCACACTTCAGCTCCTTGCTTTCAGGCTTTTCCGTCTCTTCTTCAACTTCTTCTATTTTACAAAGAGTTTTTTCTTCTGTTTCCTCTTCTTCCGAATCGAACGGGAATTCGGCCGGCAGCTCCAGCTTGCGAGCTTCCAGCTCTTCTTTTTCCTTTTTCGTTAAGGGTTTCTCGACACTCTTGTAGCAATCCCATCTTACAGAACACAGGTTCTGGCAAAAGAAGTCAGAGCTTTCCTTGCAGTTGAGCCAGTCCAGCACTGTGAAAGATTCCATTCTCTGAATGCAGCCTGACGCCCACGACATAGTTTCTCTGAACTCTTTCAGGTCAAATGGTTTTGTCGGCTTGCTGCCCAGATCTCCGAAGAGATGAAACATCAGATGAGAAGGCCATTCACCATACTGCTCGTACACATATTGCGAGTACAGATATTGCTGTTTCCACATTTCCTTTTCCGCTTTCTTGAAAGCATCGGCGGATTTCGACTTGTGGTCGCACACAATCAGCTCGTTTGTCCAGCTGTTTCTAAGAATCAGGTCAATAATGCCTGTAAACTGCCTTGTCGTTCCGTCGTCCAACGGAAGACTGATCGTGAATTTTTCTTCCGCAGAAACAACATTATAACCCTTAAACTCGTCAAAGTTCTTGAGGAACTCAATGCCGGACTCATAAGCTTTAGCCGTCTGATTTTTCATGAACGGAGGGAATGCTGTTACAACTTCGTCTCCGTATCTTCGTTCATATTCTTTGACCATGTCTTCCTTTTTCAGAATGCCTTTCGCCCACTGATCAAGCAGATCATGAATCAATGTTCCCCGCTCGGCCCACGCGTTCGAAGCAAGATCAGGAATCTTTTCGATGCGTTGCAGATAAAACGAATACGGACATTCGTCAAATGAGTTTAACTGACTATAAGAATACGTATGATTATCTTTTAATAATCCCAAATTTTCACCACCTTTTAATCCCACCATGCCTGCATTTTATACGAATGGTTTGATAAATCGTATGAAGTTGTTAATTTGCTTGCCTTTCCGAATGTGTCAACAAATAATAAAATAGAATCCTGTTCTTTCTTTTCTGTCTTCAATTCAACTCCATCGATTATGATCCCGCCACTCTCCATAAGCTGTGGACATACATAACCATTGAAAGCAATTTCCACTTCTTTGCCGCATTTTGCTGCAAAGTTCAGAAATTCTTCTATAGACGGAGCTTCATTATGACGGTCTTTTTTGTTTGCGTATTTTAATTCAATAAGTTTTTTTAACGTTTCCGGTTCCATGCTTTGAAAGCGAACACCGCTTTCAAGATATCTCTCCGGATTGAAAGACCCGAAAATAATTTGGTCTCTTTCTTCCAATGAATTTAAACGCATTTCAGAACATCTCCATTTTTAATTTTGATAAGATCTACTAAAAGCTAAATTTCCCTTCTGCAGAGCTGCATTGGCCACTTTGAATTCATTTCGTCCGAACGCGCATCTCCCGTCTCGTCTTCTGCACCTCCTGACTGCTTGCTTGGCGGATGACTTATCTTTTTCTCCCTTCCGCCCTCCGCCCCCCAGCTAACGGCCGGCATCACGAGTATTTACAGCTCGCATCCACGTACTCCGCCGGTGGAACCCAGGCTCTCTCGCTCGCAGGCGCCGGGCGCCTCCTCGCTCGAGAGACGTTCTCTCCAAGCAAATTTCCCGAATTGATTACATCAGTTCACTTGTTTCCTAGATCTGTTTAATTAATCATCAAAATGGTTGTTGTTCTTCTGATTTGTTCTGATACCTGAATTCCGGCAGAGAACTGGCAGGATTCTCAGGAAGTTCTACTCCCGTATGATCCCATCCATACACAATACGATCTCCTGTATTTGTCTGGAAGATCCTCCTGTTACAAGGATCATACGTGCAGAGAATCAGCGTCTGAGTTCCATAATACCTGTTCTTTGTTACCCGAATATTCGGTCTTTCTACGTTGATCACATTGTCCGCAAGATTGCTGATGACACTCGAACCTGAAATATCATCATTCGTAAACGTCGAATCCGGCTTTGTCTTTCTCGGATGCGCAACAATGATTACATGAACCTTGTACTTGCTGGCAAATGCTTTCAGCCGCGCCATGAACTTGGCCTGAGCTTTGTTTTCTTCGTCGGCTGAAGTCAATGCGGACATTAAGTTATCCATGATAAACAGCGAGCATCCATACCGACGGGCACAAGCTTCGAAAACCTTCAGAATGGATTCTTCCTGCTTCTCGTCCATGATGCAGCTGTTATCATAAAGGAAGAACCTTTCGTCGATCCACTTCCTGATTCTTTCCTGAATCAGAGGAGAAATCGTGCAAAGATTCTTTCCTGTCTTTTCATCAGTCTTATAACCGATGTATTTGTTTTCGGTCGCCTGAAGCATAATCCACTCCAGATACATTTCAGCCGGAAGTTCTCCGCTGTAAGCGCACACGGATCTTCCTTCCTGAACCGCGTTCAGCGCAATCGTTCCCGCGATCGTGGACTTCATTTATGCTTTATATTTCTATAAAGATTAGACTATATCTTCATCCAGGATGTTCAGTCCTGGAGCATGGCACTTCGCATGAAAGAATTTCACTTTCACGCTACTCCCTCTCGGGATAGTCGTTTAACCTTTCCAGTTATACAACTGGACTTGGCACAGGATTAGCATGTTTCAGTCCGAGCGATAAGAGAATTTCGTTTACTTTAAATTCAATATCGTCTTTATATGTAATTTCAAACAATAATATGTTATGCAGTTTACAATATTCTCGTTTCATTGGATCTGATACTTCTCGTTGGTACTTTCCAAAATCGGGATTAATTCGTTCTTCAAAGTGTTGTTGTCCTTGATATTCAATAAGTGCAATCAAATTGTTTTTATTATCAATCAGTGCAAAATCAAATCTCAAATACCGATTCTTATCAGACTTTAGATCTTTGAATTTATACTCTGTTTTGTATTTGATATTATTATCTTTCAATTCTCTTGCAACTTTTTCTGCACCTATTGAGTACTTTTTACAACCACAGCTCTGCGTTAATCCTTTTTCCAGACTTGCAGCTGCTACAATTACTGTGTTACCACAATCACATAAACATTTCCACTTTACTTGTTGTCCTGGTTTGCTAACACGTCGAATTACAAGCAAGTGATTATATCTATTACCTGTTAAATCATGCGTATATCTTTTTGAACGATATTCAATTGCATAACATCCACAACTTTTAGTCATTCCGGTTGTTAGATGTTCTGCTGTTACAATTACGCGATTACCGCATATGCATTTACACCACCACGCAGTCCTTCTCTGTTCATCCGGCCTAACAAAATCCGGAGCACGTTCTTTGACTGTTAGATAACCATAAACATTGCCTGTTAGATCATGCAATTGTGCTTTAGATACACGTTGTTTATTTGTGCAGCCACATGAAGTTGTATTGCCACTTGTTATGTTATTTCCTTTTGAAACGAACTTGTTGCCGCAGAGCAGACAAATACAATTCCACATTACGAATGTTGTTCTGTTAGAAACTCGTCTGTTTGGCGCTCTGCTTTCTACAAACACATCTTTAAAAGTTTGTCCAGTGAGATCTCTTAGTTTCGGCACGTTATCACCTTCTAATTCAAAAGATTTCACTCAACAACTGAAATTTAGCTTCCCCTGTTAGCCAGATAATTCACTGTCATTTCCTACAGCTACTTATTCGTTTATCTGACACCTTAGATTTCTAAGTTCACCATGTTTTCTTATGCGCATTCCTGCGCATTGGGGCAAATTCTACCCTCTCCACGTTTCCCTGAAAATATTGTAACACCGCCTTCCATGAGCCCGCCGATTGTATAATCCAGCTCCGGAATCTTCGTCAGGATCTTTGGCTTGTTAGACATATCAACAAAAGGAACGGACGCCAGATTCAGAACTCCCTTGATCGGAGCAGGCTCACAATCATCTATAACCTGATCAATTCCTTCGGGGCCGTAGCAAAGCAGAATTTCATTCGCGTCTTTGCAAACACGGCCATAATCTTCTCCCTTGTAGATCAGCTGAGGATAATACTTTACGATCTTGCAACGATCTTCTCCCAGCCGCTTCATCAGCGTTGTGACCATTTCAATACCGGGCTCGTCGGAGTCTCCGAACAGAATAATCTCATTGAAACTGTCCAGCCATTCCCAGCACGTTGTGATCCACTCCAGGTTCTTACATCCGCAAGGAACAGAAACAACATTTAAGAATCCGGCTTCATATATAGACAGAGCGTCAATTTCACCCTCTGTGATAATCAAAGGTTTATTAAATGATACATTATCCATCCCAAACAGAATGGGTTCAGTATTCGGCTTCTGCCATTCCTTCGGAATCTTGCTTTCTTTCGTTACTTTCTTTGGGGTACGATACTTTACGTAAGTCAGTTCATTGTTCCTGTAGAAAGGGAATACAATATTACCCTTTTCATCTGAGGAAATTTTCCAGTCTTTCAGCGTTTGTTCGCTGATTTTACGGGATACAAGATATGTAATTGCTTCTTCTGTCAGCGGCCTCAGTTCGCTTTCATCGGGTTTATCATAGGTCTTTTTCTTTGAAATACGCGGATTGGTGATATGCATGTACGTTTCTGTATCATAATGAGTCTCGCCAAAGAACTCACAAAGAGTCTGAAAGTTTCCGCTTTTCTTCTTGCAAGATCCGCGCATACAATTCCACAAGCCATTCTTCATCCCGATTGCAAACGTTTCATAATCATTGTTTTCTCCGCCGTTACAGAACGGACAGCGCTTTGCCATTACCTGACCGTTGCGAATTCGAAAATCTTTAATATATTTTTCCGCAAGGTCAATTACGGCACTTTCCATTGCTTCCATATTTTTATCTTCCTTTCATCATCTTAATTTTAATTTAGAATTTTGATGCCTAATGTTGAAAGCATCAAAATTCGGTTAATAAATACTTGTTCCTGCTGATTACACCAAACAGTGCAAAAAAACATGCCCTTGTTTTTTGCTTTTCATGATGAAATAATAAAACTCTGCTATCTTAATTCAAATGTGCTTTTAGAAATTTATACGCCAAGCATACTGCGTATTAATTTCTAAAAGTAATTCGAATTCACTGACGAACCCCTGTTACAAATCCAGTCTAATCCTTTAGGATTAGCGGGATTTGTAACAGGGGAGAGGAAATTAAGTCGTATCGAATCCTTCTATGTTAATCACATCAGCAGCTTTCTTTTTCATAGCAGGTCAATTAAAACGGCATAGATCCTCCGGGTTCGGGGTCCATGCTCTGTTGCTGACTCCTTCCGGACTTCATCCGGCTCCTCGGAATCACCTTATGCGCTTCGATATTCATCGAATATCCATACTTTCCTTCGTCCTGAGTCGGATTCTTTCTCTCATACCTTTTCAGGAACAGGTCGCCATGGACTTCTACCATCGTTCCCTTCTGGAGCTTGTCCATCAGCCATTCTCCGGGCTTGCCCCACAGGGATACATTGAAGTAGTTCGCTTCGTATCCCGAATTGTCTTCCTTTTTCATCTTGGTATTTGCCGCAATCGTAAAAGACAGAACAAATCCCTTATCGGTTACACTATGAGTCGGGTCTCTTGTTAAGTTACCAGTTACACATACGGTTGCATCGTTTGCCATTGCACTTTCTCCATTTCAAATTATATTTCCTGAGACTGAATTCCTGTTTTCAATCTCAGGCTGCTTTCGCCTTGTTAAGGTCGGCCAGCATCTTGTTGAGTTCATTCAGCAGATTGTTCATTTCGTTGATCTTATCGCATTTGTGATAATCCGCAGTCCCGATCATCTTTTCAATCCACTGTCCCATCTTCTCCTTGCGTTCCGCAGGCATGTTCTGAGAGATTGTCTTGATCTTAATCTCCAGCTCTTTTCTCACAACTTCCAGCGGAAGAAGATTAGAATCTGTACTATTGGTCGCGGATTCAGTCTTATTGTTCGTGGCTTCAACACCCTTATTCCCTTCTGCATCGTCGAAGAGATCTTCGCCCGCATACAGAGACAGACCGATTCCGAACATCGCCAGATTCTTCGTCAAGCACCGCATAATCGTCTTGTTGACGTCAAACATGGTGGCGGCATCCACTTTCTTTGTGAGATATTCAGTCTGAATATTGCCATAGGAATCGTAAAAGCCTTTCTTTTCATCGTTCCATTTGGCATATTTGAACTTATAGTTCTTTACCTGATACTCATACGGCTCAAGCTTCATGGGATTGTTTGCGCCGTCCATCACAGGCAGCCACATTTCGTGCGTCTCGCCTTTGATCGTGACAGTCGTGTAAACCATAATGCCCATTCCGGGATCAACAAAATACGGAAGATTGTTTTCATTCTTCACAATTGTATATGTTGCGTCCGGATACCTTGCCCGAACTTCGCACCAGGCCCATGCCCACGAAAGATACTTCAGCTTGACATTGCCCGTATCTTTCTCTTCTACATGATTAGATACGTCAACATTGCCAAGCACATAAAAGACATCATCCGGGATTGTTTCCGCCTGCGCTTCAACTGCCGTTTCCTTTTTGGTTGTTGGCATTCTTTCTCTTTTCCTTTCCTTTTGTTCTCCCGACTCCAGATTGCTTTAGCCGAGGCTTCGTTGTGTTATAGATTTCGTAACCTTTTCTTTCAGACTGGAACAAATCCTTGAACTGAACGGCTTTGTTAAAACCTTTCATTCTGAACTTCTTCTTTCTGCTGAATGACCACATCAGATTCTCAATCGGTATTCTTCGGGCGTACACGACACACCCTGTGGGGTCTCCGTACTGGTTACAGGAATACCAGCACAGAGCGCCCTCAGGATGGTAGTGTTTGCCTTTGAAATGATCCTGCGTCTGATACACAGACATAAAATCGAGTAACTCATCGTGGCCAACCAGTTCGGTTACAAGAATCTTCGGAAGATTTTTCGACGGCTTGCCGTCGAGTTGCTTCAGGATTCTCAGACCGGTTCGTGAACTCGAAGTAGTACGGGATCTGCACAAAACAAATGAAGGGAAAAAGTCTCCCTTTATTATGTCTTCTTTAAGCGCGATTCCAAGGAACCAGTACGTTTCCTTTCATCTTCCTTCATTTGTATATACTTATTTCTCTTTCTTGTTGCTTCCATTGTTTTGCGATGCATCTCCTGACATGTTTCACAACGGCACTGTCTTGAGTTCATTTGCGGATATACCTTGTTGCAATAAACACAAGTAAAGAATCCTTTTACATCTTTGGGACACGCATGAGAATTTGCCCACGTCGGATATTTCATCCTGCAGTCCGGACAGATCTCATACGATTCCAGATTCTTTTTCAGGTTTCGAAGCGCTATATCTCCATACACTCTCCAGAACATCTGTTTATGCGCAGCTTTTTCGTAGGATTTCCCCGCGAATAAATACTTTACAATATACGGATATGAGTTTTCCAGCGGGCCATATTTCGCTGTCATTTCTTCTGCGATCATAGAAGCCAGCAGATCATACCCGGCTTTGGACTCACGCTCCGTTACATAATCATAATCTTTCGACTCGATTACGTTGGACATGTTGACATTATCCATATTGCAGAACGTCTCACAGGTTTCGGTATTCATGTCATTGCACGGCTCAGACAGGAACATCTGCCAGTTAAACGGCGGAATGTCCGAGATATGCAGATTGATGTTACCGATGTCTTTGAATGCCGCACAGATTCTGTTCATGGTAGAGTTATTGGGACTGAGATACTTGCGTTTCTTTTTATTGTTCGCTTCCTTACGTCCATTTTTGGAAAACTGGAACCAGTAAGGCAACCTTCCTTTCTTCCCGCCGATTGCTCTGTATATTCTCTTAGCTACATCCGGGTAGTTTTCATAATGGGACAATATACCCGATTTTGCCCTTTATACCCTCGGTTTCCCGATATTTCGTAGGGGAGTAGACTGTATCATCTTCTCTTTGAGAAGCTCCTTGTCAGTCGTTCGAGCGCACTGTCAGTTGGCGCTACGGGATTGTCTTGCTCGCACGTTATTGACATGAGTTTTGCAATATTCGTCCCAACCGTCAACTTGAACATATTTCCAAGAACGATTGCTTCGAATTGCATTGATATTTGAATATGTTATTCCGTATTTGACCGCAAGATATTCATAAGAGACATTATTCATTAAATCTTTTTTTATTTGAAATGCCTGTTCTGGTGTAATTTTTTGCACTTTATATTTTACACCATTTAGAATATTCTCTTGCTTTGTCTTCTTCCTTTTGCTTAATGCTTCTTCTGTCATTTTTCTTCCTTTTTGAGATTGAGACATCTTAAACCTTGTCTCAGCAGAAGCTTTCTTTCCAGTGTTCAAAATTCTGTTTAATTCTGCAAGCTCTTTCTTTCTAAATTCAGGCAGAGCAACTCCTGGTCTGCCGACACCACCTGAAAGCATATTATAACAAGAACCTTCATTCCGAACTTTTTCAATTTCTTGTATTTCTAACCTATCTAATTCATCAACGTTTGTGACAATTATCCTTGCAGAAAAAACGAACGCATCTTCACCGTGTTTATTGAAAGAAGACTGGAGATACGGATTCTCGTGACTATTCGTTCGAAGTTGCCATCTATGGTATCTAAATCTTTTTATAAAAGCCTGTCTTGTTTGTCCTATATATACACATCCCGTGTTTTTATTCTTGATTTCATAGATGCCAAACTTATCCTTGTCTTCTTTTTCGTTTGCAAATTCAAACATATTCATCACTCCTTTCTTTTATGAATAGGAGCATGCGAGTTTAGAGTTCCCCCGTTATTCGGAGTTCAATAACATGTCGCCATATTAAGGGCCTCAAATTAAGCATCGATAGTGAGATTGTTGAACATTGTCAACCAGGCGGCGGCAATTCTATCGGGTTTCTCTTTATTCCATAACCGTGTGAGCATGTTGGATATCTCCCCGATAGAAGTAATCCCCCCGCTGGAATAATCATGCGCACGTTTCAGCCCATTGTACAACGTCTCATAAGAGATCGTTTCCGGAGCCGCCTTGTTCGCATCGTAAAACAGCGGGATTACGTGATACTTTTGCAGGTTTCGTTCTGCAATCGAGACAAATAAAGGATCAACTATCACGTTAAGTTGATCCCCGTCGACATCGAACTGCAGGACTCTCGATATCATGCTATGACAGCTGGTGACTACGCCATTCGTTGTAAACCATTTATAGACTTCCGGGTTGTGAGTTATTGGAGCTACAAAATGTTCACAAAACAAATGGGGACTGCGTAAAACATCAGCCTTATCCTTATCTATGAAAGGCTTGGCAGCAATTTCATCGCCCTGCAAAAGACCCTTAGGGTTTTCAATGTGCTGAAACCAGAATTCACATGCAGCATAGAGATCCGGGACAGCAAACAGCCGCTTATTCTGCATCCGGATCTTTCCGGACTTTGCGTCAAGCAACATACGTTTGCGAGTATCTTTTAGCTGGCCGCGTGTATAACCCTCCCAGAGCATTTCAGGGTAATACGCCAGCGCTGCTTTATACGGATTGAGCGAGTTTTTATCCGCCTTCAAGGTGTTCAGCATTGTTTTTTTGTTCTTGGTGATATTCATGATATGGTTGTGCGTTTCTTTTGTAAACTCACGCACTTCTTCGTCCGTAAAATCTTCGAGGGTCTGCATTTGTACCGTCGGTTTCCCGATATTTATCAGCGGATTAGACTATATCATCAGCCCAGTAGGCTGTGTGGCTCTTCGCAAGCAGGAATTTCACCTGCGAGCTACGTCTTTCGACTAGTCGTTACACTTCTTTCTCATGCCATCTTCTTTTTAATGCTTCTTTTGTGTTTTCGCTTTTTGTTATAAAACAACAAGTTTCAGGCCCATACAGCAATTGTTTCCTGTCGATGGTATCTTTGTCCAGAGAAATTACACCTTTTTCTAAAAGCTCTTTATTATATCCCGGAAGACGTTTTGCATCTTCCAGAAAATAATCAAACCTTTTCCATCGATCACAAACAGTAATACCTTTTGCGCCATACGTCTTATATCCCGGATTCTTCGTATTATAACAACGAGCTATCATGGACCGCCATACATCAAACAGCTTCGGATCGTCCTTCCCATAGGCAAGTCCCATAATCCCAACGCCATGAACAGAAGGGGACAATCTATCTTGTACATGTCCATGATTCTGTCCCATAATCTGCGAAGCAGTTGCTGTTGTTTCATAACCGCTTTCTACAAATCTTACTTTGTACATTGGAGTCCCAGATGATGAATTTTCAACTTGTTGTTCTACGACAAATTTGTTTCCAAATCTGTCCGTAAACATTTCACCAAGAATATAGTGTTTTCTACTCGCCTGGCTATGGGTTAGAACCGGAGTTGAAACTGCCTTTTCTAGTGTCCATCCCTTTTTAAGACGAAAAGAAAGCGTTCCAACTTTAATCCCGGTTTCTTTGCTCCAGTCAGAAAGAGATTTGCCGTTGTAAGTTTTATATCTTTCATAAGCCAACATTTTTCACCACCTTTCTTAGCGAAATTTATAAGCATGAGAACTTTAGCACGGGATTAGCATTTCAGCCTTCCCCGTTAGCGCCTTTTGGCACACCCGGCATTTACCGGTTCACCACATTATTCGATACGCATTGCTGCGTAAAGGCTCCATTCTTAAAGCATTTGATAGCACAATGTTGTGTTATCTATTTCATCCTCTTCGTAATTTGTCCGGCCGAATTTTGCACCACACTCTTTTAAGATTTGTTTGTACTGTTCCCATGTATCGAAATACTTCCACATCTTAAACATCGATTCTGTGAACATAATAGTTATGTTTTCTTTTACCAGATCATGCTCAACATTCCAAACGTCTTTGATGACAGGCGGAACACCGTTTTTTTTGCAGAATTCAATAAAGTTGAAGCAACACAACAATCCCTTAAAGTATGGTCCCCTTATCATGAAGTTTGACTCAGAAACAGACGGAAGCATCATTCCGCAGCCGTCAGTGTGATCAATTTCTACAGTTCTGATTTCATTTGAATAAGTATAGTCCGGCTTGATGTACATCATTTCAGCCGTGACATTTCCTTTAAATTCTGGAATGACAATGCATCTTTCAATGTCAAAGTCCGTCCATTCTTCTGTAGCGCTTCCGGGAAGAGCAGTGTAAGCCATAAGCTTATTTGTATTCGCTCCACCTTTGCTGTTGATCACATCCCAGGACAGTCCACACTCTATCCTTTTTTTTATTTTAGCCCACACGTCGTCGGATATTACCTGAATCTTATCCCGCCGGAGCTGACCAGCGCTTGCGGTAAAGAAGCGATAGCGTTTCCATGTAGTAGTATTGTCCGGGTTTAACAGTTTCATTACTACTCCTTCCTCTACAATTTGACGCATCACATCCTCTGACTTCCAATGGATTACAATCTGATCGAAAGTAAAATCCATGTGTTTAAGACCCATCGCCCGGGTTAATTCCGATGAAAACTCAGCTATTTTCTTAGAGAATTTCATGTTCTTAACCGTTACACCTTCCGGGAAAGGTTCTTTGCTGTCCTTCGGATAATAAATAATATTTTCCAGCCGGACTGTTCTTGGGCCTTTGTGCTGAGCTATCAGCAGTGTCAATTTTTCTTTGGCTGCTTGTTTCTGTTTAATCCATTTCTCCTTTTCCGCTTCCTTGTCTTCCAGATTTTCCAGTCGGTCCAGCTCGTTCTTAGCTTCTACGATCTTCATATACTCGGCGTGCTCTTCGTCCGTGAAAAGATCGTAGCTGCTCAGTCCCGGAAGGTAAACCTGATCTTTTAGATAATTCTTTTCTCCCATATTCGTCTCCTCTCTTGATCACTGTTTGGATCTCATTTGCTCGCTATGGATATGGATAAGAAAATTACCATCTATATAAACAGCCGCATAGAGTGGAATATGCGACTGAGATCTTTCGTTTTGACTCAGGAAGATTTCTCTCTCCATTATGGGATTTTTCGAATGCGGAGAAAATTTTTCAGTTTGAATACACCCTTTTAAAAAAGAGCACCGCATAACGCGATGCCTTGAAAACATTAGCTACAAATCAGTGACAATCTATACTCATAGAGTATAAGCGGACACGCCTGAAGGGGATGCCAGTCCCCTTCAGGCGGACTTCGCCCTGTTCGAGTCTCCCGATTACAGCAAAAGAGCATTTCATATGCTTTTCATTGTCACCAGAATTTAACCTACCAGCAAATAAGATTCAAACAGTCTGTCTACATCAACATTCCATTTCTTATTTGCATTTGAAATAATACCGTTGAAATAATCCTTTTCGATCATTCGATAGTACGACAACAGGCCCTGAAGATGTCTTACATCGTCCATACCCCAAGGCTTGCCGTTCTTCGTGTCAAGGATAAAGTTGCACAGCGCGGCTTTGAAATACTTCTTATTTCGATGCCCCACCGTTATGTTGTACTGACCATTCAGCATCAGACCAAGCATCCAGTTCTTTCCCTTAACATTGCCGTAATGCGTTTTCTCATTTTTGATCTGATATGGAGCGCCAAATTCTTTAAACGCCGCTTCAATGATCTCTACCATCTTTTTGAACGGAAAGTTTTCTTTCGCAGATATGTGCATGTCATCCGCATACCTTGTGTACACCATTGCACGCCTTGAAAACTCTCCAAAGAGACGATGATCAATCGGAATCATGATACAGTTGGTCAGAATCGGAGACAGTTTCGTCCCCTGCGGGAGCCCGTTGTTCAGAAAGCCAAGAGAGACGGCCTTCTGCAATGCTTCTTTCCCTTCCGGGACTTTCACAACTTCAGACAGCGGAAATACCATGCTCAGCATCCGGAGCGTAAAGTCCAGTGTTGTATGCGGAAAGAACCCGCTGACATCCGTTTTCAGGAACCAGTTGCTCTTGAAGTTTGCGTGCTTGCGAACCGCATCTACAATACAGCGATTGTCAATATACGCAAATGCCGCCGTGTGATACAGGATCAGACAATCGTCTTTCAAGAACTCAGCCAGGTCGCCCAGTGCCTTCTGCAGTTCCGGACAAGGTTCATCTATTGGCCTCCATCCGCCAGTCTTCTTCGGAATTTTATAATGGCGATATAATGAATCCCTGTCCTTTTCAAATAATTCTTTGTTCTTTTCGTTGAATCCCTGAAGCCACGAAATCAGTCGTGGAACATCTACCTTTGTGATTATTTCTTCCGGAATGTGTTCAACACATCTTGTTATTGTTGCCGTTTTGTCAGAATCTCCCGTCCACTTGTTCAGGTTAGCAGTTCCAAACAAAACATCTTCAAACTTTAACTGTGCGGGTTTCCTGTTTTGTTTAATTGTATAATATGTCATTTTTCTTCTCACAATCTAAATATATTTTCTGAAGCTCAGAACCTGGGGCACTACCTGCATGCAACGCGTTCGCTGAGGCGAGTCGTCGCTTAATTGCTGATGATTTCTTTGAGTCCGATGATTTCCTCTTGTTCTTTCGGGGAATCCTACCGGATTCTAATGCTCGTCCTCGGATCGGGTTCCGTTCTCTTGCCCTAGTGCCATTAGATTTCCCGGATCCGCCGGCTGATCAACCACTGCTGCATCTCGGCCGGATGCCTCTTCCTCCGACAAATTGTACCTGCTAATCTCATCAACAGTTAGGACTTTTCAATCCTGTCTTCATTGTGAGTGCGTTCTTAAGTTTTATAAAATTTCTTCGATCATAAAACTGAAAGCATCAGCTATAATCGCCTGCTTCAAAGTTTTACCCTTTACAAAGTTTATGAAGTTGCATACGCCGATGTTTGAAACCAGCCGGACAGTCGGAGCCACGCATAGCGCTACATGACACGCCGACATCGGAGTTGCGGCTTTTGCTTCTTCATGCGAAAAATTCATCTGATTCATTAGAGCCTTCTTGTGAAACATTTTGCTCCAGTCGGCGGCATAATGTTGGCACTCGGTCAGCCCTGTTCTGAAATCAAAGACAGCTTTTATCGTGTTATTGAACTTGTTCTCTGTTACAATCTGTCTTCTCAGATCAATATTGTCTACGCACAGGAACACATAACCCGAAAGATGCTGTCCTTTCCATCCTTCGTCAAAAATCCCTACGGTTTCTTTCAGGGCGGGATTAATTTCTTCCAGATGTTTCTTCGTTGCTTCGACTTTCGGCTTATACAGATCTTCAGTTGTGAACATCTGATTAACCAGATTGTGACTTTCCACAACATCAAAGTCGTACAGATTAATATTCTCCAGTCCAAACCGCGCAATCAGCTCGGCAACTGTCGAACCTACCGATCCACACCCGATGATGTTAATCATATCCTGACAATCGTTAGGATTAAAGAATTCATAAGACTTAGCCAGATCCATCATTTAATCATCCCCATCCTTCATGTCCGTTTCCGTCCTGCCAGTAAAAAGGATCATTCATCTTTTCCGGGCTCCAGACCGGCGGATTTATCCATCTGTAATTCAAACCGGGTGCTTCGACAGTCTTTGTTGGATTGACAACTGTAACCTGAGGCTGCTTCAGGACCGGAACCATATCTTCTACATATCCTTTTGCTTCTTCAATGAACATCTTTAATGTTTCATTTTCGTCACCCGCTGTGATTTCGATATTGATATCCGAACGATCATACAGCAGATTGTCGTTGATATCGTAGAAGTAAGAATTGATATCGCCCTTCTTATTCCAGATCTGGAAGAGCATATATCCACCGGTAATCGTGTTCTTTACAACTTCCCTCTGATTATTAATGTCAGTTGGTGACGGTGTTGTGGACATGTCCACGTGAGAATGCGCCTGAAAACGCATGTCTTCAATCACATCACCATATTTTTCATACCACTCGTTGTTGGCAGTCGGATCGAGTGTTCTTGCTCCGCTGACATTCTGGGGATATACAATAATATCATAAACCAGATAACTGTTCTCCCCTGTCTGCCGCATTAATCCATGCCACCCTACTTCACCTTTGAACGCTTTTACAAGCGCATCTGACTTCAGATATGCCAGCGGCGTGAAATAGATTGTAATCTTTTCTTTCGGCGTTTCTGTCATATCCTTTTCAAATGCAATTTTTAATTCCTGTGTATCCTCTCCATAGGTTTCGAGAGAGTTCTTAAATTCTTCCACTAACTTTTGTTTATCCGATACGGACAGTTTTAATTTTTTCACGCCGCTTTCTCTCCTTGTTTCTTTAACAACCACAGCAATGCTTCAGCCGGAGTCATGTCTACACCGTCTTTTCTCTTAATGATTCTGTCTTTGGACGACAGAATTTCCGCAATAAAAGGTCTGAAGGTCATCTCCGTTTCTCCAATGTTCACACTGCCCGTAGCCGCAATACAGCATTCAATCGCAGAGATAATATCCGCTGATCTCAGACATGAAATAACCTGTTCACGGTTTGAGCCCGGACATCCATGCAGTTTGAAATGCGGATTTGTCAAACAGTGCATAAGCTCTTCGCTTACGCCTGCATAATTATCCCCACGGAATACATTCATATAACTTCTCGCCATATCAAGCGAGAAATGAGCACGCAGCTTAACATGCAGTTCCGGATCTGTTGAGCCAAACAATGCATCCAGCAACATCTTTCTGGATTGAAGATTTGCAAACGGGTTATCCTTATCTAGTCGATAGTTATTATAGATATCCTGATTTGCGACTGCGTTTCTCCATTTCAGAACATCAAAGTTCGTCAGGATAGTGTCGACATTGAACTCAAGATTACCGGAATCATACTCTACATTATGCAGACGAGGGCAAGAAGCAATATAATCTATGGCTTCCTTTTCCTGTTCGTCATTTCCGTTGCCGTTGAGCGCCTTCATGCCTTCATACGTAACCACTGCGTTCTCAAGCATTTCAGAATACCGCCGATACTGATCAAATACTTCATTGATTTTATCTTGAAGCGATCTGACATCTCTCTCTGCCTTCTCGATCTTCCTCTGACGGAATCCCTGAAAACATTTTGATAATTCAAAACTCAATACATCACTCTTAACAATGTTCAGCGCATTGCTCAGAGCGGAGACGAACTTGCCAGAACTTTTATTTGTTAATGTTTTAAGAATATTGACTTCCTCTGGTGTCAGAGGTTTATTTGCAAACGGAGTTGGGAAAAGCGAAGCAATAAAAGCAATCACCAAATGATAAAGCTGTGCGTTACAGCTTGGAACAAAGACACACGCCAGATTTGTATCTTTATCGATCATAGCACAAAACTGGGTAATATTTAGTTCCTGCTTGATATATGCTTTTACCTGTTGGAGCTCTTCCATTCCGTGTTCATTCAAAGTTTTACTTACGGTTAAATAGTCTTCCTTGTTAGTGAGTTGATGATACCATAAACAGGGCGTCGCCAGACACTGTTCTTTCGGCATTTTTCTCCCTTCGTTCAGATTGGAAAGTACATCTTGTATCTGGGCTTCTACCGGCCCCGTTATTCCAAACCGTCCACATATTCCTTTATAATCCGGAATGCGCGGTTTAAACAAAGCGAAACCTAAAGAAGAAAGTGAATAGTCAGGCTCATAACTCAGCCTGTTGATTTTTTGATTCAGATTAAAATAATCAATCGTCAGCGGGGAAACCGGTGTATTTATTAATTCGTTAAACATTTTTCAATCTCCTTCTTTAAAATAAAAGGGGGCGACACAGCCGCCCCCTTTTATCAGGAGATTATCAGATGGTTTCCACCATAGCGTTAATCTCCTGATCATACTTTTCTGCAGCTTTAATCACGTCCGCCAGACTCTCTTCAACCTTCTTCAGATTGATCAGGCCAAGTCCCTGCCGATCCTTCACAAGAG